CTCTAGCTTGGTCAGATATTGCTTTTAATAAATATTTCTCTGCATAATCAATAGATTTTTTTCTTCTCTCTCTAATAACTTTTTTGTAGTCATTTACAACAGACTTCATTTGTGAAACTCCACCAGCTGTTACTCCGCCCCACTTCATAACTGCAATAATGCCGTTAAGTCTATTATTTTTCTTATGACGATTCATAAAGCGTTCTCTTCTCTTAACCCAGTTAAGTACTGACTCACTTCTATCTCCACCTTTGTAGGCAGTCCATCTGTTAAAAGCGTCATTACCAGTAAATGAAGTAGGAGGATTACCACCGGTACCTGCTCTTCTCCAAATCTCTGGCCAGTTTTCTTTTAAGTCTTTAACATAAGCGTGACTAGGAAATTGTTTATGTTGTGAGTTAGATAAACTTATTTTTTGATTATCTCCACTCTTTGGAAAGTTTGTTACTTTATCCGGTGCTTTTTCTTCCGGACTATGTAGTTTGTCACCTTTTTCATACATTGTTTCAGCTTCTTCTAAAGAAACTTTAAGTTCTTCTACCTCTCCGTCCTTTTTAGGTTTGTATACTGCGTCTAAATAATCTTGATGTGTAGCGCAAGCCATATAAAATTTATCTCCGTCTACTTCAATGTAGTGTGTACCTTCGCAACCTAATTCTTTAGCTCTCTCTTGTGCTTCTTCAATAGTTGTGTAAGTATCTTTCATCAAAGCAGCTGGTTCTTTTTTGTTGTTTAAAAAGTTTTCTGCTTCTGCTCTTGTGTCAAAGCATTTTATTATTTCACCATCTTCATGGCTTATAACACAGAAAGCACCATTAGGCATTTCTGCAATATATTTTTCTTCATTGAGATAAGTAGGTGTTGGTTTAACAACATCTTCTCTTTCTACCTCTGGCGGTAAATCAATAGTAGTTAACTTACTTTCGTCATCTTCGGGTGCAGGTTCTTCGTCATCATTGTTATTTGCCGGTGCAGGTTCATTAGTAGGTTGGTCATTAAGAAGTGGTGAACCATCTTCTGTAACTTGAATCATGTTAAGAGGTCTAAGATAAACATCATGTCTATCATCTGCCTCTAACCCAACTACTTTTCTTGCTTCGCCAATTGTTACCCAACCTCCTTGAACAGCAGTATTCATGCGTTTATAGAGATTGTCTTTGTCATCAGCTAGTGCTCTAACATTACTGATATCAAACTCTGCGTATTGATTATCATTTCCGCCGAACTCTGGTCGTAACAATTGATGAGTCAGTTCTTGCGCAACCATGTTCCACATTGGGACCATTTTTGACTCTGTAAAGAACTCTCTAAGTTCTTTTGTATTTGAATAAGTCGCCGAATCCAATCCAGCTCCGAGGCCGGCAAGCACTGCTGGAACGCCTAGAACTGCTGACACTCTTTCTTCTGGGATTCTTCTTAATTCAGCTAACTTCATTTGGTCTGGAGAGAAAGATACTATTTCAACATTCATAGCACCGGATAAGACCATAGGCGCACCTCTGTTCTTACCACCAAACTTTTGCTTATACATATCTGCAATAGCTTCAGCTTCTTCTCTCGTTGGGCCACCCATAGCGTCATCTCTTGGTGAGAGAATTACTCCGGGTACCGCCATATTATGTAATAAAGCCGCAGTGTATTGTCCTGCTGCTTCGTCTCCTGCTATCTCTCTTAGAACGCCTCTAAGTGGAGCAAGACCACGCCTCATGTTACTAGGGTCAACATTTTGGCGTAAGTGAACCATATCTGCTTTTTCTATTCGTACAGAATCTTCCCCTTGTACACCGCCTTGTGGTTGATACTGATAATGAGTTATAAGTTCGTTCTCATTTCCTTTTGCTTCAACTAAGTGAGGCATAAGAGGGACTAGCTCAACAACTACGCCTCTAGCATTTCTGTTTTTATAGATAAAAGCGTCGCCGTTTGCATTTAGAGATGTAACAATATAGTTTGCTAACAACTGTTGTGTCATGTAAGGATTAGGTCTTCTGAATAGTTTTGCTAATTCGTGATTCATATCTTGTGCATAATCACCTTCATTATTTCTAGTAGCAACTAAAAGTCCCGGTTCTGCAAACGCAGTAGCCAATACATTAAGACATGCAATAACAGCAGAGTTACCAGTTCCGTCACCTAGTTCTGCTAGTTTTTTGTGGTCGAAATAACCAGATTGGGTGTTGTAACCCATAACTGCTTGATTAAGATATGAATACTCTGATTGGTTTACAATTAAACCTTTTTGATTTGCTTCTCTTCTAATTCTTGCGTCAGTTGGTGCATTCAACCAATCTAACGCTTTTGAAAATCTTGACTTGTCTTCAGCCATTAATACGCGCTCCAGCTTCTTTGTTCTTGCAACATTTGAACGCCGTAAGATAAAGTATCGATAATATCATCATGAGCACCAGCAGGAAAGGTCATAATTTCTCTTTCCACTTCTGGTAGCCAATGTGTATCTCGTAATAAAAATACATCACCTGCTTCCATACGAGCAGATAAAGGTAGTGCGCGTGTAACTTTGTCTTTATCCGTTTTAAGATTTCTTACACGAATACCAGCTCGTTGCGCCATCTGGATTATCGTGGTTTGAAAACCTTGGCGTTCTATACCTACATATTTTAGCTTATTTTTATCCATTGCGCGTTTTATCGCTGGAATAATATCAGGACCCTCTAATTTAGCTCTAACCATATCAATAACAAGCAATCTGTTATCAGGAGTTCTTGCGAATGATGTAATTACTGTAAAGTCAGAATCCTTATTAGTGGTAGTAGCTAAGTCAACAATACCAAATCTTTCTAATGCACTTAAGTAATACTCTGAACCTTCAACGATACATTTGATATTACCTGCCGCATCAGGAACAGTAGTAAAGTAATGTAGCCATTCGGGTTTAAGCATACCCTGACCTGCATCAACAAACTCTGCTAAATATTCTTGTGCAAAAACTATAGAACCAACTTCTGTTCTAGCTGCCTCAACTTCTTCTGGGTCAATCATAGGATTGTCAGTAGTAGAGAATCTAAATCGTTGCCAGTTGTCTGCCTCTTCTGCTGTTTCCCATAAATCAAAAAACCAGTTATCCCTACCAATAGGAGTAGAAATAAATAATGCAGAACCTTTTCTTTCAGTAAGTGTAGGTCTTAATACTTCTTGCCAAACTTCTGGCTTTACGAATGCAGCCTCGTCCATAACTAGAAAGTCCAAACCTTCACCACGAAGTCTTTGAGGATTGTCAGCAGACCTTACAGCAATAGAACCTCCGTTAGCTAAATCAATTTGCATATTAGCTAAAGATACTTTTGGTTCTATTTCTCTAGGAAATGATTTTGCACTTGCAGCGATATCACGCCAACCAACTCTAGCAATTGAAAATGTAGGTGCTACCCACCAAGCTCTTCCACCTTGTAGTGCAACTTCCATACACAGTTGCACACCAAGTCGTGTTTTACCAAATCGTCTACCTGCGCAAAGAATTTTCCATCTTGCTTCAGATTTTGCTACTTCTAACTGTCCTTTATGTAAAGGAGGTAAAGTAGGAACATACTTATTTGCCATTCCTCCATTGTAGTATAAGAAATCCTTTCAGTAGTTCAGTATATTCAAACTTAGAACCAACTTGTTGTCTTCCGTCAAATATATCGTGATGATGTTTACAAAGAATACAAACATTCATTGGGTCATCAGATATATTTCTGTCGCGTCCACCCATACCCTTTGCTCGTAAGTGAGCCATCTCTAGCCATTTTTTGGAATTGCAGTTCGGCCATTCGCATTTATAATTTGCTCTCTTTAAAGCTTTCTCCCGTAGCTCTGAAAGATTTTTCTTGCCGGTGCCTTCTCTTTTTTTCTGCCCCATACCGGATATACCAGAGTTTGCACTTCTTCTTTTTTTAAACTCCGCCCAAGTTTCATTTTCTGGGTCCCATTGAACTTTAGCCATTAGGTGTGCTTGGACTCCTTTTGGATAAGGCTATTCCCGAAAGAATAGCCAGTGATGGGAGGATATCGGTTAGTGGAGCCGACAAATCAATAGTACCATTCAAACTTAATCTCATGG